TTATCGGTTGAAGATATTCAGGCGAACTCTAATTTTATCAATTACGCTTTAGAAGATAGTCGAGCCTGTCTGCGGGTATATCAGGAACTGGATACCGGTTTCCCCGAAAAGGAGAGATTACTGTCATCCCTGACCCGCAGAATCGCAAACAGAGGTTTGGCGATTGATGGACCTCTCTGTCAGCAGTTCATCGATAAGACAGATAAAATTTTGGAACAAACTCCGAAACAAACAACCGAATGGCGTCAGGCCAACTTAGCCAACCAAACATTCGAGAAACTACTGATGGGTCAACGATCCGACCGGCGGGTTCCTACCCGTTTGAAATACTGTGGTGCTCCTCATACGAAACGATGGAGTGGTGGAGGTGTCATTAATTTCCAGGCTATCCCTAACGATGGAATTGGTGACATCTCAGCAAGACAATGCCTTAAGGCTCCCGCCGGTCGGGTCTTAGTATCGGCAGACCTATCTCAGATCGAACCGCGCGTAATTGCGTACCTGGTGGGCGATGTCGATTTCCTCGGACTAGTCAGGGGAGGAATCGACATTTACGAGGCACATGGCCGGGCATCCAAACTATATAAGGAGGATGAACCGATGGCCGAGCTTGCCCCTGAGATGCGAAAGCTGTGCAAGGCAAGACTGCTGGGCTTGGGATACGGATGCGGTCCCAAGAAGTTTATCGAGGTAGCTAAAAGCTACGGGGTAAACATGACCGAATCACAGGCGAATGAACAGGTGCTTTTATACCGAGCACAGAATCCTGATGTCATGCTCGCTTGGTCCAAAATGGAAGACCAGTTCAGAGAATGGATGAAGGAGACTCCTGAATGTATCACATTTGAAACACGATGCGGTGTCCCTGTCCGATACTTTAATGCCCACGAAAAGGACGGGGATCTCTATGCCTCGACTACCCGTGGATATGAGCCGGTAAAAATCTACGGGGCGAGACTCTTTCAAAACCTCGTGCAGGCAACCGCCCGATCCATATTCGCCGATGCCCTTATCCGAATAGAGGCCGCCGGCTTGCCCGTCTGTCTCCATGTCCACGACAGTATCTGCCTCGAGGTAGGCGTGGACGAGGGACAGGCGGCACTTGACCTTTTACTTCAACTACTAACCCAAGAATCTCCGAACTACCAGGGACTACCCTTGGCGGCAGAGGGAGAAATCAAAACCCACTACTAAATATGATACAAGAAATACAATTAACAAATGATCAGCTAATCTCACAGTTTAGAGAAGCAATAACTAATGGCATTAATGGCTTTGTACGAGCAGGAGAAATATATGTTCAGGCTATAGATCAAGATCCTGCAAATGCGGATAGAATGCAACTTGAGTTCAATGATATAGTTCCCGCAAAAGCATGGAAGCAGTTTGAAGCTATTGGCAGAAAGTGGGTTCATCCGAAGTTGATTCTCGGTGGAATGTCAGATGCCAAAAAGACTAATATCGTAAAGCGTTTACCCTACAGCTTGCAGAATCGAGTTTTTGAGGGGGAGAAGTTTGAACTACTTATCTCCGGCGGAGATGTTTTAGAGGTCAGTGCTTTGGATGCAAGCACTGAGCAGGTTACGCAATTATTTGGAGACGGAAATTTAAGAAGTTTACGGGAACAAAAAGCATATATCGAAAATAGTAAGTTACAGGAGGATCTTAAGCCACAGGAATTACCTTATTATGTGCAGAAGGGTAAGATCATATTCCGTAAGAATACCGAACTAACAAGGGCAGAGATGAAGCAATTGCTGACTCAACTATGAGATCCAAGTGGAATAGAGATAAATGCAGGCGTGATAAAGAGTGGGATAGGAGACATAGAAAGTTCTACGGATTTGTATATCGACTTCAAAATAATTGTCTAAAAGAACATGAGAGGCAAGTTTTGCGACGACAATTAAATAGCACATGGCTTAAGTGTCCTTATGATCCATTGGTTTATATCTCTCAAGAAGACATAGACCGGCATTTCAAAAACAGCTTGTGGGAAAAGGATGACTATCCATTTAATTGCATTGAGGTGATGGTAGATGATCCATTTGCCTGCCCGTATACAGGACATGGATCAGTACGCCACCAAGCGTGGGTAATAAGGAAACCAGGTTATTACCGAGTTAGTGTTTCATTTAGTACAATACAAAAATCCAACACAATGCGAACGCATTACACAATGAAACATTATAGGGGTATGCCATATTTCAATTATGATAATGATAGGTGCCATAATAATTATGTCTCTAGGGCATTCCATAAAGTTCTAGATTTCTACAGTGATATGGAACGCCAGATTCATTACGAAATTTGGCTTATCCAACAAACAAAAACCGAAACTTACAACAGACTGAAAAATAAACAAATTATGCGAAAATTTATGGAAAGAGAGCAATCAAGAAAAAGAGCTAGAAGGGTTATAGGCGTAACACCTACTCAAGAAACAAAATCATTTTTCCAAGCACTAGCTATAGGATCAATGTTCAAGGAGGAGGCATCCGAATGAAACTACATCCAATCCATTACATCCTATTCGGTTTAGCGGTCATTGCATTCGCTTACACAGTTCTATCCTTTGCATTGGCGATTCTATGACCTACCCAGCACCTAAAATAATCGGCCTTTGCGGTCCCAAGGGAGTAGGTAAAAGCACTTACGCAAAGTCATTCGAGGGAGCCGCCGTCCTGTCATTCGCCACCCCGATCAAGGAGATGCTCAAGGTCATCCTACCGCATCCCGCTTGGCTCGACAAAAAGGAGGAACCGATACCAGGCTTCCCCGATGGAATAACTGTCAGACGGATGCTTCAGTCGCTTGGAACCGAGTGGGGCAGGGAATCGATCTATCCTAATCTATGGGTGGATGCCGCCATGCGTAAGGCCGAGGATCACCTGGGTAAGCGTCTGATCATATTCGATGACATCCGTTTCCCGAACGAGGCTTGGGCGATCAAGCGATTAGGCCATAGGCATGAAATCATTACACAGATAATTCATATTTCCAGGAAGGGCTATGAGCCTGATCCTGATGACCTTCATGTGTCCGAGGCGGGACTACCAAGGCATTTTATCGATAAGTGGGTAACGGTGGATGACGAAGGAGCGGAGACAGAATAACTCCATCCGCAAGATGGCAACCGATGCGAGGCTGAGACAGATGCTTCGCTCGGTCCCATCCGATCATGCCGGATTTACTCAGGATGAAATCGCTCAGAAGGTTGGAGTCGCCAAGCAGACAATCTCAAAGATTGAACGAGGGGCGATGATGAAGATTACCGAGCAGATCGCCAAGTACCTGACCGACTAATGGCCACCCTCAAAGGAGATCTTCGCAGGTGTCTCGAAAACCTGCCAACAGGATTACTGTCTCACCATGATATCATCCTGCGACTCGCCCTAGTGGTGACCAGGCATATCGATGATGCGAGTGAGGCGGAAAGAGCTGTCGAGCGAGTCCTCCGAAATGTATCCCATCGACCCAACCAACCTTCCGAGGTCAGGAACGCTGTTAAAGGTGCTTACGACCGCCATCAGAATCCTCACATACCCTCCAACCCGATAAAGGTCACTCAGCCCGATCCATCCCTCAAGGAACAGAATCTAGGCGAAGCAGGGCTATTCGAGAAGTACACCATAAAGTCAGACCTCATTCCTATGAATGCCGGTGAGGCGGTCAGCAAACTCTTCGATCCATCCGAACATATATTTATACAGCGACAAGTGGCCGAGAAGGGCAGGCTGCTACCCGTATCCGATTGGATCGCTCAACCCGATCTATCCCAATACCAGTTCATCACCTATAACACTTTCCCCGCCCAAGCGACCAACCGGTCCGAGGCACAGGTGCTTGGACGGAAATACCTTCTCCATGAAACTGATGATCCATCCCTCTCATTCGAGCAACAGCTTGGACTGATCAAACGACTTGAGAATGAAGCGGAACTCAAGATGATCGTAAACTCAGGAGGGAAGTCCCTTCACGCCTGGTTCAAGTGGACTCCCGGCAATAAGAAGGCGTTTCTCGAGCTTTCCCAAAAACTCGGAGGAGATCCACGATTTAAACTAATGAACCAACTTTGCCGACTACCCTGGGGAACCCGACGCAAAGAGGCCAGCCTGCCAGCCGCCCAGCCGATCATCTACTGGAAGGATTGAATGATCCACAAGTTCTTCCTCAAAAAAATGATCGCACGACGGTTTATTAATCTAGGCGTTCCCGTGAAGGAAGCCTGTCACTTTGCCAACGAGATGGATGAGGAGAAATCAGTCCTGATCATCCGAGATCCCGATACCTTTAAACCCGACATTATCGTATTAATTAAAACCAAACATAAATAACAACAATATGGCCAGAAGAGAAGATTACCTAACACCCGAAGTGCTCGCCGATGTGGATGAGGTGGACCGATACCTCGCCTCCAAGGGCAAGATCGATTACCCAACCCATACCGAACAGGATTCACCGCCCACTGCTTATTCCATAGCAATCGATGATCCGCTACCTCCACCCAAGTTCCTGTCCCTCGAGCAGATGATGTCCCATAACAACGATCCCATGCCCAAGCAGGTAATCGAAGGTGTCCTCCATAAAGGCTCCAAAATGATCATCTCAGGCTCATCCAAGGCAGGTAAAACCCTCTCCCTCCTTCACCTCGGCCTAGCCGCCGCCAACGGGTCCACCTGGTTAGGCCATCGCACAGCCACCTCCAAAGTAATCTACCTCGACTTTGAACTCAAAAAACGCATTGCCGCCCGCCGGATAGCCGAAATGGTCAATGCGAATGACCAGTATGACCCCAAGAACGAAAACTTTATGTACTGCTCCCTCCGTGGCCAGTCCCGTACCCTTGAAGACCTCGTACACCACATCGAAGACCTCGAGAACCACCGCCCCGACCTCGTTATAGTCGATCCTTTCTATAAGCTCGCCACTGGGGCAGACGAGAACGATGCCGGTGCTATCTCCGAAGTAGTCAACCGAATGGAGAAGTTCTCCGAAAGACTAGACTGCTCCTTCGTCTATGCCCACCACTTCTCCAAAGGAAACAAGGCTGACACGGACCACATCGACCGGGCAAGCGGGTCAGGCGTGTTTGCCCGAGATCCCGATGCCATCCTTACCCTTACCCCCCACGAAGAGGAGGATCACCTGGTACTCGAAGCCACCCTACGAGACTTTCCGACTCCCTCTCCCCAAGTGGTAGAATTTTCATGGCCGAACTTTATCCATAAGCCCGACATGGAACCCAAACTCCGAAAGCCAGGGCAGACGAAAGAAAATAAACTATTAAACGATAAACTCTCCACCGCCCTCATTGAACTACTAAAACCTAATTCGATCATGGGATTAAATAATCTCAGGAACAAACTTGAGGAGAAAACAGGTGAGGAAATACATCCTAATAAGCTCCGAAACCTTATTAAAAAGACAAAGAATATTAGTGAACTAAAGACTCAAAAGGGTAAAGAAAACATTTACTCTTATAACGATAAATGATGTCTCAACTCTGTCTCAAAACTAGTAGTAAACCCCTTATATAGTAGGAGTACTACTAGTGCAAAAAGGCTGTAAGTAGTAGTTGCCCGCCCAGCAGGGCAATAACTACTACATCCAAACAGCCTTAAAGCGAATTACTAGTCGAATCAACAGGTTGAATGATTTGATCGGGAGAGCTACTCACTCGGACAAAAAGAATAACAGGAAAGAACCCTGTGCTCGTAGAAGGCTTTTGTCGGTTGAATAGGAGTCAGAAGACTCGCTGGATAGGGAAAAGGCTAAATAGATGCCTTCCTGCCCGTTTTAGGGCTATTCCTGTGAATTACCCTTCGGTAGCTTATCAGCTAACTCGTCAACCACTTGACCTACTGATAACTTATTAGCCTGACCATACTGTTTGATCAGGTCGCGGGTTGCCGGATCAACCATGCAATGGAATCCGACACGGCGAACCCCAGGGCGGTTAGGCGGTCGGCCTGTTTGGTTTGGACGCTTACCGCCCCATTGTTTTTTATCGGTCATCAGTTCAACTCCTCTTCTTTGGATACTCGCTGAAGGTAGGAAACGATTGTCGTAACAATGCCCGAATGTTCTTTAGGCATCCGATCTGCCAATTCCTCTACATTATCTAAAAAGGATACATCGGCTAGGCTCATAAGCATATTGAAGAATAAACCTTCGACATCATTCTTTGGAGCGGCTTTGGTTACAAATACAACCTCCGAGTCGATGTCGCCGATTGTTTTGATGAAACTGTTTATTGGGTTATCGGTCATGTTATTGCGTAGTTAAATGTATCTGCTGGGTGGTCTGAATATATTTCTGCGGAGAAACATTTCTCATCATCATCTGTCAATCGAGGGATCGTAAAAATTCTTATCTTATTGGATTTGGAGTTATAAAAAACTGATTCCTTAGCATGAACGAAATACCATTTATCATTTTTATATGCTTTTTGGATTTTAATATCTTGCCCCCATCTTTCAGATAAATTCGTTTGAGCTTCAGATTTTTTGACCTCAACGACTCGAAGGTCGGCAACTATTTTATATTTGCCATAAGATTCCAACTCATCACTCTCGTACAATGTAACCTCCCAATCCGTGCGAGCATCGTATTTACTGGAAAAGAATCCAATATTTTTAAGCTCTTGGAAGAGGCTATAGTATTCCTCTTTAGTCGCATCTAACTCTTTTCTCTGATCCTCCGATAAAGTGCCTGAAAGAATAAGATCCACATTAAACATATTAACTGCGTTTCTTTTTGCCTGAGCGATTAAGAACTTGGTAACTATTTCTCTGTACTCATGGTTAAAGATTACAACAGATGCGGTGTCGCTCATACCCTCGTTGGACATATCGCCATTAACTGCTACTAAACAAAAACTTGATTGGTGTGTGTCATTCATGCTCTCAATCTAGGTTATCTTTACATAAAAGCAAGATATATTTTACATTTATTTTTAATAATCTTGTAAGTGCCTAATATTTAGTAGGCTAGGGGATGAAAAAAGTTACGACTCTACATCCGAAACCTCAGCATCGACTACCTTTTCATCTTTAAGGTTGGCAAGTTCTGCTCGGATCTCGTCCAGGCTTAAAGATTTCTTCACCTCGATGGTTTGGGTAGGCTCACCTTCGTATTGGCGATGCTTATCGATTAGGATGCCTGTGGCGATTGGCAGGACTCCGTTTGGTATCTCATCGTCCTGTAGCTTCGTAATGAGCTTTTCTACGGCAAGATGGGTCGCAGTACCAATTAAGCCTCTTAAATGCTTTTTAGAGTCCTTCAGGGTTTCCTGTTCCCTAGATTTGACAACGGCAACAGTATGCGGTGAAACCTTACAAGTCTTAGTGATTGAGGTAATCGTTGCACCCTGTGCCAACATCGTAACCACTTTGGCGTAGTCCTTTGGTCTCTTATCGTAAAGCTGTTGGCCGGTGAATACACCTGGGCAGACTTCTTCGGTCTTTAGGTTAGCTGGTAGATTCTCAGCATATTCTACCTTTCTTGGTCGCTTTGTAGGCATAAAATCAATCGGTGTAGTAATTTGAGAATGAATTATCAATAAGATATTTGGCAAGTACAATTAGACATAATCCTTATTTAACGCAATGAATAGTGTCATACTAAGCATAAAAACCTGCAAAACAACATATATTCTATCTTTTGTCAGAAATCACATACAAATTTTTACCTCAGACAGGGGGGGAGGGGGTCCGGTCAACCTGGTCGCCGGCCACCGCGACCGATTGTGTCCCATAAAAAAATTCTGACAAATTGCCGCCCCCGAGGTTACTCGCTCCCCTGATTCTGCTACAATCGGGAATGCCTCTAGACTGGTCACCGCACCCCGCCATTCCCGCCTTAACGAAAGACGAGATGCTGGGAATGACTCCTGAGCGAATATTGGCATACTGGGAGAGGCGTGAGGAAGCGATCAAGCTCGAGAAGGAAGATCCTTACAGACATGGTTTTGAACTGGAAACATGGAAGCTGGCGGATAAGGAATTAAAGTCGCACCAGGAGATCCTCGTGATGGGGGGTAATCGTGCAGGAAAAAGTTTTTGGGCGGCCAAGAGGGTAGTCCAATGCCTCGTAGAGAATCCAGGCACGATCATTTGGTGCTTAACAGAGACAGCGGCAAATTCTGTGCAATTCCAACAGAAATTAATTTTCGATGCTCTTCCAAAAGAATTAAAAGGATTAGGTAGAGGTAAGGTCGGATATCTTGTATTCAGTTTAAAAAACGGATTTACCCAGCAGAAATTCACGCTAAATAACGGTAGCCAATGTATCTTTAGGAACTGGAGTCAGGACATTTCGACTATAGAGGGTGGAGAAATCGGAGTTCCGCAAACCCCTGTTAATCAAACACATAACATCGGATATTGGGCGGACGAATTGGTGCCAATGCCATGGGTCGAAACACTTCGCTACCGCACCGTGACCCGCAATTCCAAGGGCATCATCAGTTTCACAGCCGTGGACGGGTGGAACTCGGTAGTAAAGAGTATGCTAACGGGAGCGAAGACAGTGGAATCGACAAAGGCGGATCTTTTGGATGGCGAAGAGGTTCCCCTGGTCCAACAGCCCTTACGGAAAGCCTCGAGCGTGGTATATTTCCATACAGCGGCCAATCCCTTCGGCGGGTGGTCGGCCATGAAGACACAACTGGAGGGAGAGAAGAGGGAAACGATCCTTTGTCGGGCGTATGGAGTGCCTGTAAAGGCATCAAAGACTGTGTTTCCCGCCTTTTCCGACAAGAACATCGTACAGGCTAAGGATATCCCTGTTTTGAAGGATGATTCAGACGCTAATTGGGTGCTATCGATTGACCCTGCTGGAGCAAAGCCCTGGACGATGGTTTTGTTCGGGATTGATCCTCATGGGGTAGCCTGGGCGGTCAAGGAGTTTCCTGATTTTGATACTTGGGGAGGATGGATTGATCTGACGAAGGGGGATAAGGTGAGTGCAGGGGAAGCGGCACAGCCTAATGGTTTCGGCTTAAAGGATTATGCGGAAATCATCCGGCAAATGGAGGGTGATCGTTATGTTGAGCGGATAATCGACCCTCGTTTGGGGGCGGCGAGTTATCAGAAGTCGGAAGGATCTTCCAATATTATTGATGATTTGGCGGATGAGGATTTATCGGTGGTTCCGGCGGAAGGTTTGGACATTGAGACGGGTTTGCAGGCGATCAATAATCTGCTGGCATGGGACAGGAGTCGGGAGATGGGATTGGATAATCACCCGAAGCTGATGATTTCGGATGAATGTCAGAACCTGGTGGCCTGTATGCAGGAGTACCAGGTTGGTGATTTGAAGCATCCTGCCAAGGACTATGTAGATTGCGTTAGAATGTTCGCAGTGGGTAATTTTGAATACTTCGATGAGGAAGAATTAATCGCAACAGGAGGAGGGAGCTATTGATGGGTAAGAAAAGTGTACAGATATCAAAGGCAGTCAGGCAACAGATCGTGATGGCGAGGAACTCGGGTATGAGTTGGCCGAAGGTGGCGGAAGTGGCGAGGTGTTCGAGATCGACCGCCCAGCGGATTTACAAGGAGGACAGCAAGCCGATGGTCCCGCTTGAGGAGGTAAAGAAGACAGTGGAGATTGAGGAGGCGAGGGTATTGAAGATGGTCCCGAATGTTCGGATGATGCTGATATACTTTGAGCACAAGGAGGGAATCGGAAGGTGCATTAAGCGTCCAAACGACAACCATCCGCCGAAGAGCATGGTATTGGTGCGGAAAATCGAGGGGGAGGATGATCTGTATCGCAAAGCATGAGACGGATGCACAGATGCAACGGAGGATCGACCTGATGCTTCGGGAGATGGTTGTGGAGGAGGCATTGGATGCGATGGAGGATGAGCGGGAGCCTAGCAGTTTCACGCTCGAGGAGATAGC